CGTTCAATGGACATATGGGGGATGTGAGCTCCGATAAGTAATATCGGGGCACACTTGAAGCACTGGTCGAGTTTAAGGACCGGGTGCTGCCATTGGTCACGGATCGTGTGAACTCGGTTGTCGTTCTATTGCATAGTAAGTTGTATGCCAGAGAGCAGAAGGAGGCGAAGGATGTGGACATTAGGAAGCCTGGACGACTGCCGCCTTTGTATCGAAGTTCTGGCGTTCAGATCGACTTGGTACAACCGTTCAAGTGGTCGCAGCGTGGTCGTTCGTATGTGTCGGAGGGTAAGTCGCCGGGGTTGGGTAAGGAGGCACTCGAGGATGAGGTCACATTTGAAGTGATGGAGGCGTTATCTCGAGAGAATAGGATGGACGGAGTATATCCTAAGCGGTCAGCAGCTGAGGGGTTGAAGGCCGGCGACGGACTTTTGAACATCGAGGGAGGGTTCTCAGGGTTGTGTCGCATTCTGACTTACAGTGGGGGAGAGTTTGATGAGACGGAGGTTGCGCTCATATGTTGCATGTTTGTGTATATGGCGCAGTGTATGGGTGAGCGATACTCTCCAGGCGCGGGGGTTGTGGACGTGATGAGTTCGTTCACAAGGGCTGGGACCAATATAGTCTCGATGCTACCGGTTGAGAAGCCTGTGATCAAGTACCAGGTGGAGTATCCACACAGGCTTCACAGTGGCGAGAGCGTTTGGGCTGCTGGTAAGGCCACCGATGTGAAGCATTCGAAGCCGCGGGAGGGTGATGTCGGGGACGAAGGGTTGAAGAAGGTGTCGCGGGAGCGTGCCCGGCCGGTCGTCTTCCGTAGCGAGGGTGAGCCACCGTTTGTGTCGACCAAGGACGGTGCCGTGTTGAACCCAGCCGTTGCGCGGAGTACGGCTGATATGGTGAGGTGCTTCGTGTTTCTCTCATTCTGCATGCACCATATTCAGTCGTATGATATGCTAGCCGCCGCAGGATTGAGTCGGAGGCTTGACGAACCGCTTTCGATTTTTGGGTTCTACGCCGAGGTCATCGAGTATATGTGGATGCGGGGAGGAACTGAGGCTAAGAAGGTTACTGGTGTGATCGGTGACGCGCTTAAGAAGGTAGGTGGGGTCAGAGTGGCAGCGTTACGGCGGTTGGATGGATCGAAGAGGGAGTGGATTCGTACAGCTAAAGCGAAGATCGAGGGCTATCGTGAGACTGTGAAGGTCGATGGGATAGACCATAAGGTCGTCTACGGGAGGAGTGATCGCCGGAAGCGTCAGTACATCCGTAGATGCGTGGACGTGCTGTCGCAGGTGGATAGGCAGCTGACCTTTCAGGAGGCTCGCTCATTGTATGTGGG